CCAAGGAGTTAACGATGCAGCTATATTAGCATTAACAAAAAGAATTAACGGCGGTACTCATGGATTAGCAGATCGTTCAGAGAAAACTAAAAAATATTACGAATACGTTAAATAGGTAAATATAAGATGAAAACTTCACTACTAATTACATTATCATTGACAACAGCTTGCGCATTTATCGGTACATATTTTATGCACCTAACAGCAGATAACATCGAACAATTCCTAGCAGTAGGATTGGTTGTCTTCGCTGATGGCTTCTTTGGTATATGGGCAGGAGTTAAGAGAGAAGGTTTTCAGACTAGAAAAGCATTAAGCGTATTAAAAACATTTGGTTTCTGGACATTAATGTTAGCAACCATCTTATCAATAGAAAAAGGATTTACTGGAACATCATGGTTAAGTGAAACTATTATGGCACCTTTCTTGGTGTTCCAGTTAATTTCTATATTAAAAAATGCCTCAATGGTAGGTATAGTAAAAAATGAACTAGTAACACAAATACTAGACAGATTAGATAAACATAAAGGAAAAAGAGATGTTACAAAATAAACAGAACATTTTATTGGTTTTAGTAATTGTATTAATAGGTTATAATATATTTACTACAAATAGCATCAGAACAGATGTTAAAGGATATAAAGCTAAAATTGAACTACTACAAACTAAAGTAGATTCAGCTAAAGTAGTTAACCAACAAATCGATACTAAAATTGATTCAGTAAAAGAAAATGTAGTTTCTATTACTAAAGAAATACATCACATAGATAACACAATAACAATCGTAAAAAACCAAACAGATGAAAAAATTAATCATGCTGGTAAGTTTTCTAATGTTGAGCTTGAGCAGTTTTTCGCAAGCAGATACAACAAAAGTCTTACTCCCAACTAAAACCGCTCGCTTAATTGCTAAAGATCTTATTAGATATGATGGGTGTGTACAAGAATTAAAACTTACTCAACAAAAAGTTATCAAATTAGAAGAAAGAGAAGTACAAAAAGATACTATCATCAAACTTTTAAATGATAAAGATGAAAACAATAAATTTATTATTCATCAGCAAGAATTACAGATAGGGCAGTACGAGCACCTAACTGATGATTTACAAAAAGAAATAAAAGCATCTAGGACAAAAACATTCTTATACAAAGTAGGAACGTTTCTAGGAATAGCAACTTCTGCATATCTTTTTATAAAGTAAGTTTGGCTCCCGCAGGGAGCCTTCGTACATTTCGATATTAAAATAAAAGTTATGATATACAATCCTCCCTTGACAGAAGTACAGCTTCAAAAGAAGTTTAATAAATTAAGAAAATTAACTTATAATAGATTCTTCTGGTGGAGAATGTATGACAATCCTAACAAGCCGTTACCCATACAAACACCCTTATTATCCAGGATAAAAAACGGTGATTACGATTATTCTCACTTTGGTTACCAAGCTATGTGGTGTGAGCATGAGATGAATAAATTATACGTGAGTATTGGTCCTGAGGATATGGGTCGATTTGTAGAAGAATCATCTTTGCTTCGTACAAGACGTAAACGTTTATTAGAAGATTACAATAAAGATGAAAACGATAAATTAGAACAATTAACTAAAGAATTAGCTAGTACTTTTAAAATCACAAAAGACGAAGTTATTTCTCATATAGAAGAATTTGGAGGTACACTAGAGGAGTTGTACATTTCACTAAAAGCAAAATATCCATTTAATCAATTTTATTTACCAAAATCACTAAAACACTTACAACATCGTTATGAAGATTTCTCATGAATTACCCCTATCACTATTTTCATATAGTGCAGAATTTAATGATTACGAGTATTGTTTACCACATTTATTAGACAAACATGCTGATTATAGACAATTTTTCCTAGATTCTAGTGAAAGAGGTCGTTTTATCATAATGGATAATGGTCTTTTTGAGGGAGTAACACATACTACAAAAGATTTATTAGAAAAAATAGATCTAATTGAACCTAATATTTTTATTGTACCTGATGAATGGAATGATAGAGATATTACAGCTAAAAATGCTAAACATTGGACTCAATACAAACTACCATTTAAAACTAAATTAATGGTTGTACTTCAAGGTAAAAATGTGAATGAAATTCATACTCTATATCAACAATGTGTTGATTTAGGTTATACTCACTTTGCTATCAATCATTCTTCAATTGTTTATCAATCATTATGTGAATCTGACATTGAAATTGCTAACCAATCAGTTGGAAGAGTAATGTTAATTGAATATTTAAGATCACAAAATGTGATTAAAGATCATCACTATATTCATTTGTTAGGAGCCTCAACTCCACAAGAATTTACTTATTACAGAGATAATTTACCAACATTAGTTAATTCAGTTGATACTTCAAATCCTATTATTGTAGGGGCTTTAGGTCAAAGATATGCTGAAGTAGGTATGTTAACTAAACCATCAAATAAAATTGAAGAGTTTATGGAGGTTGACTTAGAAGATAGAATAGAAGATATTAAATATAATGTACAACGTTTTAAAGAATTTTGTAATAAATGATAAAATATAGATTAGCACAGTTTATAAATCCAATATTCAGAATATTTGGGTATGAGTTTCAGAGAATAGGTCAATTTGATTCTGAAACTTTTGAAATAATTTTTCATCCTTGGCAATTGAAAAAACTAAAAGGAAAAAAATAAATTAATATTTATACCCGTATGAGTATTATTAGATACATAAAACAAGTTATATACCCTCTATTAATCATAGGGGGTATTTTGTCTTCCTACGGTCAAACCTTTACGCACTCTGGAAATATTTATGGAGCAAATGCTACAGGAATATCAGGAGTACCAGTTTATTTATATAGTAGAACAACTCCTGCTATGACAGGATTTACATCTCAACAAAATTACAATGGTCATTCATATTACAGAAGTACAGGTTCAATGACCTGGACTGCAGCAAGACAGGCTTGTTTAAACATGGGTGGTCATTTAGTAACTGTAACAACAGCAGCTGAAAACAGCTTCATATTTAATTTATGGCCCTCAGGGTGGATTGGATTAACAGATGAAGTAGTAGAAGGTCAGTGGAGATGGGTAACCGGAGAAACTTATTCATATCAATCTTGGAACTCAGGAGAACCTAATAACTCAGGTAATGAGGATTACATTCAATTTGTAGGAGGAGGAAGATGGAATGACTTGAATAATAGTAGCTCTCTTCCTTATGTATTAGAATTTGAATATATAGTAGAATATACTCCTTGGACTTTAGTAACAACTTCAACAACAGATGCTACAGGAAGATATTCATTTTCAAATGCAACTAATCCTTCAATAGAATATTACATTACGTTTATTCCACCAACCCTAACAGTACCAGTTCTTTCAGATGGAACTCTTATAAATAGTATTGTAATAGGAAACACAGCTATAAAGTCAGTAGACTATTTTAGGTATGATGTAAATGGAGATAATAGATTTACAGTCTCCGATGTATATAGCACTTTAGCAAGAAAATCAGGATTACTTCCTTCTTTTACCCCTATACCACTTAGTCGAATTTTTAATTCAACAGAATGGTCAACTATTAATTTATCAACAGCAAATTTAAAAGTATCATACCCTGGATTACAATCAGTAACAATAACTTCACCTGTATCAGGAGGAACATCAAATTACTATATTTCTAGATTAGGAAACACTAATTAACAATATTTATTCAAGAACAAGTGCTAAAGCACCTTAGTTATATTAACAAATTAACTTAAAAACAAAAAAAATGAAGAAAATTTTATTAGTTTTAAGTATGTTTTTAGTAGTAATCACAGGCTTTGCACAACAAGTTGCGCCAGATAACACTAAACCATACTTAGTATTCGACGCAAGTTACAACTTAGCTCCTGTAGCATCAGGAACAAACACACAAGTTGCAATTTATTACAGTAATCTTAACGCAACAGCTATCAAAGCAGTTCAGTTTAGATTCTGGTATGATAAAACAGTTTTTGATGCTCCAACAGTAACCTACACTGGAACAGAAGCAAACAACTTATTTAACACAAAAGTAAACACTACAGAAGGTAACGTAACAGTTACTTGGGTTTACACAGGATCAACTGCAGCCTTTAATATTCCAAACGGCTCAATGTTTAACGTAGCTTTACCATTTAAAGCAGCTTATACCAATGGTGCAGTAACAGCAATGGCATTTACAGGAGCAACAGCATTTTCGGCTTATGGTACTTTAGCAGCAGGAACTGATACTGCATTAGGATTACAAAACTACGGTGGTGCATTTACAGAACCAGTATTTAACTATGCAGCTACGTTCTTAAACAACCCAACAAACCCATCAACAGACATTCCAGTAATATTACAAAAATCTTCAAACGGAACAACTTGGACAGATGTAATGACTGTTAACACAGTAGCAACAGGAGTAGCAGCATTTACAACTAACCTAGATCAGAACTACTGGCAGATTAGAGTAAAAGTAGCTCCAGGAATCACAGCTCCAGCAGCCATTGCAGCAGCAGATGCAGATATGATTGCTCAAATTGCTACAGGATTACAAACACCAACTGGAACTCAATTCTATACTGCTAACCCTAACCAAGCAAATGGAATTACAATCTCAGATTCATATACAGTATTCTCTAGATTAGCACAAGGTTTAACAACTTACCCAGGTAACCCTGATATCTTATTCTTTACAGAAGCTCAATACAATACAATTGCAGCTGCTTCAACAGATCAATCAGCTACAATTCCAGGAGTTTCAACATTCTTATCGGCTAACATCAATAATACAGTAGCAGCAAATTATTATTTACTTGTATTAGGAGACGCCAACGGAACAGGTCATAATTAAGATGTTACGCTATTTATTCATAGCGCTATTAACAATAAACTCACTTTATTCTCAGGTACAATTTCAAGTACCTGGGATTACTGTGACTCCCTCTAATACTATAGATTTACCTGTAGCTATTTTAACAAATGGAAATACAGTAGGAAGTTTAGAATTTGCTTTGAACTATGACCAATCAATTTTACAATTTGCAGAAATAGTATTATCAGAAAAAACACAAACCTGGTTAACATATGTAATGGATACAGGAAGTGGAAAAGTAAGATGGGGTGGTTACGATAAAACACATGGACAACATTCTGTTAATACACCAACTGCACTGTTTATTTTAAAATTTAATGTTCTAAATCCAAACTGGATTACAACTCCTATTACTGTTGGAAGAAAAACAGCAGGAAATGTTCAAGGATGGGATATTGCAGTAACAAATACAGATGGATATGTAAACTACAATAAAACAGGAATACCAGTTGATGAAACTAAGATTCAAGGAATCGTACATCCAAATCCTACAGATGGTTTAGTAACAGTAGATTTAATATTACCAGTAAGTGGTTATTACAAAATAACAATTCTTAATGTAAATGGTTCTGAACTAAGAAGAAGAGTGGAACAGTACATTAAAGGAGTAAATATACTAGAAGAAGATCTAACATCTTATCCAAGTGGTACCTATTTATTAAATATAACAACAAGGGACTTTACCCAAACATTTAAAATAATAAAAAAATAAGCTATGTCAGAAGAAACAAACAACGAAGGTGGATTATCAGGATTGAAAAAGACCCTTATCGGAACTCTAGGAACTGTTGTAACAGCAGGAGGAGTATGGTTAACAACTCACTTAGGTGGAGGTGAAGCTACAGATAAAGAAGAAACAAAAACAGAACAAGTAGCACCTGCACCTGCAGCAGCACCAGTTATTATTAATTTAGAAAACAACAACACAAACCAACAAAAACAATCAGGAGGTACACATACTGTTGTTAAAGAAAGAGTAATTGAAAAATCAACTCCAGTACAACAAGCAGCTCCTGCTCAAAAAGAATCTTGGTAATAGATGGAAGAAGCAAAAGGGTTTGCAGGTACGTTCTTATCTAAACTAAAAGAGCAGTCTTTTACTATAATCCTTATGGTAGCAGTTATTTGGTATCAAGGTGTAATGATGGAAGAAAGAGTTGCCTATTGGCAAAAAATGTATGAAGAGAAAGAAGCTTACATACAGCAAACAGCAAAAGAGGATAAAGCAATTTTATTAGATAGAATAGAATATTTACAAGAACAAAGAGACAAATACATAGAAGATTTGTTAATACAAAAAAAATAAAAAATGGCAGAAGAAACTATCGGGGTTACAGCAGGTAACGAACAAGCAGGTGCATCAGCAGAAGCACATGCAACAACAGAAGTAACAGATACATCAGTATCAGCAAATACAGGAGTATCAGCAGAAGCTCATGCTAATGTAGAAAATACAACTGAGGTTGTAGAAGGAGTAAATATCAATTCAGAAGCACACGCTACAGCAGAAGCATAGTAGAGGCACAAGCACAAGCAGGATGGGATGGACAAGACGCATCAGCATCAGCTGGAGTATCAGCTGAGGTAAGAGTAGAGGT